AATAGGCGTGAGCTTCCTCCACTTGAGTTCCTCCACGTTTACCGCCACGTTATCTTTCTGAACCGTGGTCAAAGAATTGGTCTTGCCATCTTCACGCAACTCCAACTCCTGTTCCGCGAGTCCCGCAACAGGCATCTTGTGATCCTGACGCACACCGTTTTCACGATACCGCCCACGCCATGACCCAGCAAAAACCACAAAGTTATTATGCTCCCATGCCGAACCGCTTAACGTGGGAACCTTCCCATCGTCCGCTTTTATACCACCTTGGTTCTTGCCCCTCGGCACTTGTAATATCTTAGGCTCCAGATTGCCGCCAGAGTTCGCACATAAACTTGGTGCTTTGCCATCTGGATGATAAACACGCCTGTTATAATCGTGACCCTTGAGATCAGCCTCGCCAGCCAACTGCAATCCGGTATCGGTTGGATCGTCAAAATCAAAGACCAACTGCCTCCGGTGCTTTTCAAAGTATGATTTTAGATTGCCACCCTTGAAGTAGTTCGCGTCTATGCAATGGGACTTGTCCCGATCTGTGAACCCATCCTCCAGAATGTCTTTTAAATATATGTGCTTATTTTCCGGCAAATCCCTGACTGGAATGTTCGTCCAATATAAACGCCTCCGGTTCTGGGCACTCACACGATTGGAGTTGAGATCAATCGGCTTGCACCCCAACGCATCTGAAATGATGTCCTGATATTCCTGTTTCATGTTGACGTTCTCCAACAGGAAATACTTTGGTTTCAACTCTTTTAACAGCCGCACATATTCAAAAAATAATTTGCTGCGCGGGTCATCAAAGTTCAATTGCTTGCCAGCAAACGAAAATCCCTGACAGGGCGAACCGCCAACCAACAGATCAATTTTCTCATAATCAGGACTGTCTGACCATTCGCATTGTGGTGGCACGACCAAGCAACCATCCTTAGTTTTTAGTTTAGTTACGTCACCAACTTGGATTGTATCTGGGAAATTTGCCTGCGTGACCTTGATGCCATATGGATCAATCTCAGATGCAAAGTAGGTGGATGGGCGAATGCCCATCCGGTTCAATGCAATCTGGGTGCATGACATCCCATCAAATAAACTAAGTACGTTCATTATATCCTCCCCTACCAACTCGCCTGATATTCGACTGAATGCCAATACTCATCGCCTTGCTGATCCGAGTCCAACCAATCTGCGGCTTTATCAAAAATCTCCGCATCCTCATGGGCGTTCTCACGCAACTCGTCCCACCAATCATCGTCACCAAAGAAAAACCCTCGGCACTCATCGTTGTCCGCTAATCCATGGTTCTTATCCTCGCCACGCAAAACCTTGGCAATCCACCGCAAATCCTCGGCACTCAAATCAATGGGACGACAATTATCCTCACCATCAGCAAACGCATTCACGATAAAGTTATGCAGAGGCGCGTGCTTACGCCAATAACCAACCTCTAGTTTCTCGCTCCTACGCACATAGCCATCAATCTTCGGCACGTTGATAGGAATAATGCCCCCATCCTCATCGCGTAGGATTTCACCCTTGGAGTCCCTCGCATATTCAGTGTGCTTGAACTTATCTCCAGTCAGATACATATCTAATCCCATTTTACCATTCCTTCCTATCTTCTTCGTTGTCCCACCCATCCTTGTAGGCGGTGACTTGCTCCTCGGTCATAAAGACCCCATCAATCCGAATGCCTTTATATGTGCCACTCGGATAATAATGTGGCTCGTACCGTCTGCCATAATAGCGGTCAGCCGAACCACGATCCCTTGGACTACCGTTTTGATTGCTTAAATCAGCCATTATTCGCCTCCATTACTTGCTGAAACTTGAACCCCGAACCATGGCACTTGTGACAATCAACAATATCACCATAATTGTCCGCCTCAAAACCATGACCGCAGCACCAATCACAATGAATTGCGTACTCAATTCTTGAACCTCGAACCACGATCTTTTCTTGAATTTCTTGCATATCGTCCTCCATGACTAATATTTATTTGTTTGTTATACATCTAAAGGGGACACGCTGTCAACAGGGGTTTGTTACAGTTGTTACAGTATAAGGAGTAATTAGCTGAAAAAAAAAAAGGAAAAAAAATTTCAAATGTAGTGTAACAAGTGTAACAAGTGTAACAAGAGAGGAGCAAATCCACGCGCAGCAACGGTTTCACCTTGTTACACTTCTCTGGTAATTTGTTACACTTGTTACACTTCTCTGTGAGTTCTGGACTACATAGTCAAAACAACTAAAATTGCTATTTTTTCATTTTCTTGGTAGAAGTGTAACATGAGTAACAAGAAAACAGATATTCTTGCAGAAGATATAGAAGCGGAAACCGGACGAAAGTTGACAAATCGTCATCGAGAGTTCGCTCGTTACTATGTTGAAGGCATCTATTCCAATGCGGAATGTGCGCGAAAAGCAGGCTATGCAGAAAATTCTGCTGGTTCGATTGCTGGCCATCTTCTGGCAGGCAAGAAATTTCCCCATCTTGTAGAGTATATCCAAGAGCTTCGCGAAGAACGTGAACGCAGATATGGCGTGACTGTGACTGGACAACTGAAGCGATTGCATGAACTTTCGTCCGGTGCGGAGGAGGCTGGCCAGTTTTCGGCCGCCATCAATGCTGAAAAGATTAGATCAGCCCTAGGTGGTTTGACTGTTGATAGGCGAGAACAAATCCATCAACTTGACGATCTGTCGCGTGAAGAGATCACCGCTCGTCTTGCTAATCTTCGTAAAGAATATCCTCAAGCATTTATAGAGGGTGAATATACAGAGGTAAAAGATGCCAGCACCGGAAGCGAACTTTTGGAACACATTGAAACGAAACCTGCCGACTAACTGTTTTTCTACACGAATAGAAAACCGCCATGGCGGTGGTGTGCCTGACGTACATTTTACATGGTCTGGGCTTGTGTTCTGGTTAGAATTAAAAACAACGAAAAACAATAGCGTGCGTTTATCTCCACAACAAATCGCGTGGAATACTGCCTATTCCTCAAAATCGGGCTTGACTTTCATCTTGGTTAAGCACCTCTCTTCGGGCGACCTATTTTTGTTTCGGGGAGCGAGTGCCTTGGAGGTCGGGCGTTCGGGACTGGCTGCTGAAGCCTTGTTTCGGGGTTCGGGGTACGAGGATTTATGGGGAGCTGTTCGGGAGTCGGGCATCAAGCACCTTGACTCAGTTCTTTCGGGGCTTCGGGGTTCGGGTTCTTAACCTCCTGGCCTGGCCCTGGGTGACTGGCGAACCAGTACAATAGTAACTAGGACTCGAGGAAAAAGAAAAGGGAGCCTAGGCTCCTTCCTCCTTTATGCTTGCCTCGATCTTGTCGATTAGGTTTCCAAACTCCGCGAACCATTGACGCTGTTCCGGTTCCAATTCGCATTGATCGACTACAATCTCCTTAATGTGGTCGATGATATCTTGTTTTGTCATAACAGCCCTTGCGCTATCCAAGCATTCAACACAAATGGTTTTAAACTCTTCGCATTCTTCGCAGCCTTTAACAGGCAAATGTTTCTTGCTCATTTCACTGCCTCCACAATTGTTGTTACGCCATTGTTTGGCGTATAGCAAAGCAAACAATCTTTGCATTTTTGACCTGTACAGTTTTGCGGCAAGACACTATCCGCTGATACATTGTTAAACGTGCGATCAAAATATTTTGGTCGCGTGCCCATTACCGCGTCAATGCGCGGATTGCTATAGATAAGGATAAGATTAGACGGTTTCGCGTGCGTATCGTAAAACTTGCGAACCCAACCTTTGCGCTTTGTCCACAATGCAAAAGAGCAATGCGGATTATGTAACGTGATGTTATGAAAATTTTCTAACATGGTTAGGTTTATCAATTCGCCATGACCTGAAAACCTGAAAAATGCGTCTAGGATTGTTGGCAACATATGAGGCGGGATTAATCCACCGGACAATGTATCGCTATTCATTTGCCAAGCGGGAGCGCAATTTTTGCGCAATCCGTTTAGCATTTCCATACTATAGCAATGCTTGCAGATAATGTTGTCATTATCCACAGCATTCATTTTCTGGCAATATGGGTTTGTTAGCGTGTTTGTATTCAACGCTTTGAACCCTTCTAACTTGCCCGTCATATTTGAGATTTTAAGCATTTGTAATCCTCCATAGTTTACTCAAACATTATAACCACAAAACAAACAAAATACAAACAATAATATTGGGTCGGGTTTCGGGCAGCACTAGCGCAGCTGCCTCGAGTCGGGCAGCTTTCGGGTCGGGTCGGGATTCGGGACAAACAAAAGCCCCAGGGCCAGGCCCTGGGGCTTCGTTATAGTATGGAGGACTATAACATACTATACTATCCGTTGCGGACTGGAAGGGCAAGCGTACTTGCCCTCCTAGTTTTTAAGATTTTATTTCACCTTTTGCATCGGTAATGAATAGAAATCCGGAGTCGTTGCCCTCTGGGTCGCGACTAACTTCTATTACTAACGCGCCCAGCTCTGGGTGGACTAGTCCAAAGGTGGGGAAATCATCGTCACTCATCCAGAATTTTGTAATCTTTGCTCCTTCTAATTGACCATAATATTCCTGCCAATAGTCCTCGCTCCCATGTCTTTCGTAATTTGTCATCTCACCCACCCATCTGTTAGGAAATAATCAGTCCAATTAGTTATGCCTCTCCAATTGCGCGGATTATCCGCGTGATCCTCTGTAACGGGTGGGCGGTCTTTAATCTCATACTTCACGCCCATGCTGTCCAATTTGTTTAGGAATTTAGGAAAATCGCAATCTTCCTCCAAGGCATACAATTCCTCATTGGGTGTTTCGTATGAGAAATCAGAGAAATCCATCGGCGACATACGCGCAATAGACTTTAACTGATGTTGCGTGACGATGCCCCAACCGTGACTCTCATCTGATATAAATGTAATATTCATTTTGTCCTCCATAGACAGGTTAAAAAATGTG